ATACAGTTGAAGTATTTTTATCCGTAGGAGCTACAAGCAAATCAGCATTTGTATTAGCACCATCGAGAGGTGGAAGTGATGGAGCAGCGACAATTACTGCAGCTAGTATTGCAAGTTTAGCTGGTACTGCATATGCACATTGGAGTGGTTCAAAATTGAGAGTTACTGCTAGTAACGCATCAATAGAAAAAAATATTAGTTTTGATTCCTCTTCAGCAAACTTTGTTGAAAATGTTTTTAGTTTTGATCCTAATGTAGAAAAGAGTGGTACATCAGTTATGCCAGTTTATCTATATGCTAGTTTTAAAACAATGATGTCTGATGGTAGTATTACATCTGCCGCATCTGCATCGGCTAAAAAAACTACGCAAGGGATAAATCTTTTTGGTGGAGCAACATCATTTAATAATGATGGTGGAGCTACAACTTGGACTGGTAATAGCAGATATCAATATGCTAGAACACCTTTTCTACAATCACAGGCATTTTCTGGTAATAGAGAAGATCTTTTCCGTGTTTATACTAGATCTCATGGAACTGCAATTAATAAACAATATAAAGTTAATGTATTAAATGTTAAAGATGCTAGTGCAGTTGCTGGTTCAGATTATGGATCGTTTTCATTACAGGTAAGATCAGTTAATTATGGTAATAGTGATAAAACTAGACCAGATAACGATTCTATTATAGAACAATTTGATGGATTGTCAATGGATCCAGATAACGTACAGTATTTTGCAAGAGTAGTTGGTGATAGATTTGTAGAAATAGATACTAATGGTGAATTATCATATTATGGTGATTATCCAAATATGAGTAAGCATATTAGAGTTGGAGATTATTCTGGTTCTTCTGCATTACCGAAAACTGCAGTGCCTATGGGAGCTGATAAAGTATATAATCCAGTTCCAGGTGGTACTAATGTTCCTACAGCATCATTTAAAACTAATCAAAGTAGTTCTGTAGCTGATTTTGATCAAAATGTATTTTATGGATATCAGTTTAGTGCTTTTGATAATAGGCAATTGTTAGGTCCTATTATAGGTGCTTCAATTTCAGCAGGATCTAATGTAACTATGAGTTTAGAGGATATGAAGGGACATACACAGGCAGCTAAATTGGTTGGAGAGAGTGATGGTTCTGGAACTGGATATACAGGTGATAGTTCAAAAATTACATTGTCTGGTTCACATATTCAACAAAGGAAATTTACAGTTCCTTTTCAATGGGGATTTGATGGATTTAATCCAGCGGCTCCCAAATCTACAGGAGCAGCAATAACAGCAGCAAATCAGCAAGGATTTGATCATACAAATTCTTCTTCTAGTGGTTCGGTAGCATATAAAAGAGCAATTAATGCTATATCTAATCCAGATGAATTTGATATTAATTTGTTAGCAACTCCTGGAGTAAATCATAGATTACACTCTACTACTACAAATCATGCAATTGATAAGGTAGAAGATAGAGCTGATGCGTTGTATATTATGGATAGTTCTGCTTTGAATGATACTATTACTACAGTAACAAATACTATAAAAACACTTGATTCAAATTATGTAGCTACATATTATCCGTGGGTTAAAATACAGGATAAGAATACAGCAAAACCGATTTGGGTCCCACCTTCAGTTGTATTACCTGGCGTTATTGCTTTTAACGATCAAGTAGCACACGAATGGTTCGCACCAGCAGGTTTGAATCGCGGTGGATTGACTTCAGTACTTGAAGCAAAGAAAAGATTAACACATTCAGATAGAGATGATTTATATGATGCAAGAGTTAATCCTATTGCTACATTTCCAGGTCAAGGTGTTGTAGTGTTTGGTCAGAAAACATTACAGGCAAAACCTTCCGCATTGGATAGAGTAAATGTCAGACGATTGTTAATTGCATTGAAGAAGTTTATTGCTTCTACTTCAAGATTCTTAGTATTCGAACAGAATACAGCAGCTACAAGAAATCGTTTCTTGAATGTTGTTAATCCGTTTCTTGAGGATGTTCAGGCAAATAGTGGTTTGAGTGCTTTTAGAGTTGTAATGGATGATTCCAACAATACACCCGCTGAGATAGATAGAAATCGTCTCATTGGTCAGATATTTATTCAACCGACAAGAACGGCTGAATTTATAGTGTTGGATTTCGTTGTACAACCTACAGGTGCGGCATTTCCTGAGTAGTTCTTTTATTGAACGATTAAAAAACCCTTCTTTATGAGGGGTTTTTTATTGCCCTGTTATATTTATATTTGAGAAGAATAGTAGAAGTATAAAACTTCAGAAAAACTATGAAAATGAAAATTAAGGATTTTTTGAATAAATGATATTTATATATGAAAAGATTTTTTAGGAGAAATTAGATGCCCGAATTATTAGATCCATCTGAGATTATGTTTACACCATTTGAACCTAAGATGAAAAATAGGTTCATTATGTATATTGAAGGTATACCTGCTTATCTTATTAAAACAGCAAATAGACCTTCCATACAATTTGAAGAAGTGGTTTTAGATCACATTAATGTAAAAAGAGTTTTAAAGGGCAAAGGTACTTGGCAAACATTAGAATGTACTTTATACGATCCAGTTGTTCCTTCCGCTGCGCAAGCATGTATGGAATGGATTAGATTATCACACGAATCTGTAACTGGTAGAGATGGTTATTCTGATTTTTATAAGAAAGATATTACATTTAATATGTTAGGTCCAGTCGGAGATGTTGTAGAAGAATGGACATTAAAAGGTGCTTATGTACAATCTGCAGTTTTTGGAGATTTATCCTTTGCAGAAAGTGCACCAGCAGAAATTACTTTAACATTAGCGTATGATTACGCAATCTTACAATTCTAAAAGAATAGGAGTTAATTATGGCAGAAGTTATCGCAGATAAAGCTTGGTGGAAGTCAAAGACAATTTGGACAGCAATTGTTGTTTGTGCATCTAGTATTGCTGGTGAGTTTGGAGTTGAAATTCCACAATCAGTATATGGAGTACTTGCAGCGTTTGGTCTTTATGGTGTTCGTGACGCTGTTGGAAAATCAAGCTAAGTAAAAAAATAAAATTTGTTTTAAAGTAAACAGGTTATATATATTATTAGGTTATTAAATTTTAATCACAAAGGAGTCATTTATGGCTGATGATAGCAAATTTCCCACGGAAATTATTGAATTGCCGTCAAAGGGATATTTTTATCCAGAGGAAAATCCACTTTCGAGTGGTAAAGTTGAAATGAGATACATGACAGCAAGAGAAGAAGATATTCTTACTTCACCTAACTTGCTAAGACAAGGTGTTGTTATTGATAAATTATTAGAATCACTAGTTGTAGATAAAAAAATCAATTTAGGTGATATATTGATTGGTGATAAGAACGCTTTAATTATATCAGCTAGAATTCTTGGGTATGGAAAAGAGTATGAATTTTCATTTACTACTGAAGATGGTGATGAAATGTCAGGTACAGTAGATTTAACAACTTTAAAAGAAAAAGAAATGGATTTTTCAAAGTATACAAAAGGTGTTAATGAATTTTCTTTTACATTACCTAATTCTAAAAGAGTTATTACTTTTAAGTTAGGTACTCAAAAAGAAGAAAAGGAAATAGATAAAGAGTTAGTAGCATTGAAAAAAATATCTAAAGGTGTTAATTATCAAATGACAACTAGAATGAAAAAGATAATAACATCAGTTGATGGTGAAGATGGTGTAGCTCATATTAATAGTTTTGTTGATAAAGAATTTCTTTCACAAGATGCTTTAGCTTTTAGAAAGCATTTAACTTCAGTAACCCCCGATGTTGATATGATGGCAAATGTAAAAGGTGAAGATGGTGTGGAAAGAGAGGTGGCGGTTTTATTAACCGCACAGTTTTTTTGGCCTACTGCCTGAACATAAACCATTAATTCACGAAGAACTATTTAAATTAATGTATTATGGTAAAGGTGCATTTACCTTTTCCGATTCTTATACATTACCTATCTACTTAAGACGATTTTATCTTAAACGATTAGAAAAAGAATATATGACTGAAAAGGAATATATTGAAAAAGAAACTAATCGAATAAGACAAAGACAAAAATCTACAAGTCCAAAAATTCCTATTCGTAAAAAATAATATAATTTTCCATACAATTGATATTTATAATTGAATTATAAACTTATTTTGGAGTTATTCTAATGCCACATAAAATTGGAAAATATACATATGAAAATAAAACAGTTCTAAAAGAATTTTTAGGATCTATACTTAAATCTTTAGCTCAGAAAAAAACTTCTAAAATTATTGATAAATTAAAAAAAGATCCAGAAATGAAGAAACTTTTTAAGCAAATAGATGATTATGGAAAAAAAGTAGATAAGAGAGTTACAAAAAATAGAAAAACAAATCCAGAATTAGATAGGTTGTTAAAGTTAAGAGGTTTATAATAATTTAATATTTTTATGCTATGCTCGTGGTATAAGAATAATTTAAACATCATTTAAGAGAATATTATGGCTAGAAGAAAAGGTAAAGAAAGATTACTTTCCCAGCAGATAGAAGAGTTGGCATCCTTAGAAGAAGGATCCGGAAGGCTTGGTAGACAACTCAATACTATTTATGCAGATTTAGCTGATAATCTTTCTAGAGTTACAAAATCAACAGAAAAACAAAAATCTTCTTTTAATGAACAGATTGATATTGGTAAAAAGTTATTAGGAAATGCTAAAAATATATTTAATATTGATTTACAAAGTGAGGATTTAACAGAAAAAATAGTTGATGCTAAAAAAAGAGGTAGTAAAGCAGAACAAGAAACTCTGAAGAATCTTCAAAGAAATTTAAATGTTCAAAAAGAACTTCAAAAACAAGGTCAAATGGTAGTTGACGAATTTAATAAAGGTTTTGATAAAACTAAAGAATGGGCTGAAGGAGTACCACTTATTGGAGATGCGTTAGGTGGATTAATAAGTAAATTTGATCATTTTAAAGATATATATGCAGATGCAATAGGTGAAGGTTTAGCAAAATTTGATGGTGATGAAGCTGCAGCTAAATCTTTTGCTGGTACTAAATTGGGTGGAGTAGTTGGTGCTGGTATGTTAACTGGTGTAGCGATGTTTGGTAAAAGAGCTCTTGGTATAATGCAAGATTTAGGAATAAGTTTTGGAGAAGTGTTAGGTCATCCATCATTCTTACTTTTTAAAGATGAAGCAATGGCGATAACTGAAGAGTTTGGTAACATTAATGAAGCTAGTGTAGGTTTAACTGCTCAAATGAAATGGATGTCGTTCTGGACAGGAGTAACTGCAGAAAATCAAGCAAAAGTATTAGGAGCTATGGCAGCTACTTCTGATGCAAGTTTAAGTACATTACAATCTCAAATATCTTCAACAAAACAGTTAGCAAAGGCTGCTGGAATTCCATTCAAAGCAGTAATGGAAGATGTAGCAAAGAATACAAAGATGTTTGCTGATTTTGCTAAGGATGGTGGTAAAAATATTATGGAAGCAGCGGTAGAGGCTAAGAAGTTGGGTCTTAGTTTGGATGATGTTGCTTCTATATCTGATAGTTTATTAAATTTTGAAGAAAGTATTACAGCTCAAATGGAAGCATCTGTATTATTAGGTAGAGAAATTAATTTAGATAGAGCACGGCAGTTAAATCTTGCGGGAGATCAAGCTGGGATGATGGAAGAAATTAGCCGTATAGTAGGAACTGAAGCAGAGTTTAATAAAATGAATGTATTACAAAGGAGAGCATTAGCTGGTGCTATTGGATTAACAACCGAAGAGTTATCGAAAATGGTTAGAGAA